CTGGACGGGAACTGACATCGACGCGATCCATGCGCTTGGTGAGTATCCTGATGACTGGGATGGGCACAGGTTTGAGCATCCTCCGCTCATCTGGGTCTTGGGGTACTCTGGGGAAAAGCTGCGCGACCTGTTGCAGCAACCGATAGTTGGCACCTATTCAGATGGTACTTGTGAGGGTGGGCTGATCCCGAAAGAGCGGATCATTGATGCCATCCCTAGCGGGGTTCCTCGCTTGGCAAAAGAGATCAAGGTTCGCCATGCGTCTGGTGGTGTGTCTCGCATTCAGTTCTGGTCTTACTCCCAAGGCCAACACGCGCTGATGGGGGACTCTGTCGATTGGTTCCACATTGACGAAGAGCCTAAAGACCAGACAATCTATCCTCATGTGTTGACCCGTACAGCTACCGGCGATCAAGGTCGTGGCGGCAAGGGAATTCTGACGTTTACGCCTGAAAACGGCAGGACTGAGCTTGTCGTGCAGTTCATGGACAATCCTGGCCCGGGTCAAAAGATCATGACTGTTGGGTGGGATGATGCGCCGCACTTGTCTGAGCGGGTCAAAGAGGAATTGCTTGCGTCATTCCCGGCTCACCAGAGAGACATGCGGACCAAGGGCATCCCTATGCTGGGGCATGGCCGCATCTACGATCTGGCGGAGGAATTCGTTACATGCCAGCCGTTTGAGCTTCCAAGGCACTGGCGTGTCATCGATGGCATGGACTTCGGTTGGGATCACCCGCAAGCCCATATTCAGCTTGTCATTGACCAAGAGAACGAAGCGTTCTATGTCACGCGAGCATGGAAGCAATCTAAGGTTTCACCAAACGAGGCGTGGGGGGCTGTAAAGCCTTGGGGTAATGGTGTGCCTACAGCATGGCCGCTTGACGGCTTGCAGACCGAAAAGGGGTCAGGCAAGCAGCAAAAGAGCTATTACACCGAGGCTGGTTTCGCCATGCTCCCATCTCATGCAACATGGCCTGATGGATCGAATGGTGTTGAGGCTGGCTTGTACGAGATTCGGGACTTGATGCAAAAAGGCAAGTTCAAGATATTCTCCGGTCTGCGTGAGGTGTTTGAGGAGTTCAATCAATACCACCGGGATGAACGAGGCAATATCGTCAAAACTCGGGACGATTTGCTTGATGCAATCCGTTATGCCTATATGTGCAGGCGCTTTGCCGTACCTATTGGAGACGTGGGGGCGCAAAAACCCAAGCCCGTTATAATTCCTACCGTCAACCATTTCACCCGTAGGTAAGCAAATGCCACGCATCTCTAAAGCAGAGCAACTCGCACAAGCCCATGAGCGGGCAATCAAGCGTTATGACAAGGCTTACGAGTGCCAGCAAGAGATTCGGCTTCAATGCCTGAAGGATCGCCGGTTTACGTCTATTCCTGGCGCTCAGTGGGAAGGCGGGCTGGAGGATCAGTTTGAGAATCGTCCTCGCTTTGAGGTGAACAAGATTCTGCTGTCTATCCAGCGGATCTACTCGGAATATCGGAACAACCGAATCAGTGTTGATTTCCGCCCGAAGAACGACAAAGCCTCAGACAAGATTGCTGACGCTCTGGATGGGCTGTATCGCGCCGATGAGATGGATTCAGGTGCGCAAGAGGCGTATGACAACGCATTTGATGAGGGCTTGGCTGGTGGCTTTGGCGCTTGGCGTTTGTGCGCTGAGTACGAAGACAAGGAAGACGAGGATTCGGAAGAGCAACGAATCAAGATCGAGCCTATTACCGATGCCGATGTATCGGTGTGGTTTGATACTGATGCCAAACGCTATGACAAGTCAGATGCCAAGTGGGCTATGGTTATTTTCTCGATGTCGCCTGATGCATATCGGGAGGAATATGACCGCGATCCAACAACACTAGCGCGAGATAACCTCGTTGAATTCGATTGGTTCACGCCTGATGTGGTTTATGTTGGCGAGTACTACGAACGCAAAGAGGAATATTACAAGGTTCAGGTGTGGCGCCAATTGGCAACCGGCCATGAGGTGAAAATCACACCTGAAGACATGGAAGAAGAAGCGTTAGCCGAGAAACTTGCAGAACTGGAGGCCACTGGCTATCAGTTGGCCCGCGAGAAGAAGGTTGAACGCTATGTGGTGAACAAATACATTGTCGACGGCAATGAGGTGCTGGAGGACTGCGGAAGAATCGCCGGATCGCATATCCCGATTGTCCCGTTCTACGCCCGCCGTTTGTTTGTCGACAACGTAGAACGCGTGATGGGCCATGGCCGATTGGCCCGTGACACTCAGCAGCTATACAACATGGTCATCAGCATGATTGCTGAGATTGCCACGCTGTCACCTGTTGAGAAGCCCATTTTTACGCCTGAGCAAGTTGCGGGGCACGAGTACATGTGGGCCGAGGATAACGTCAAACGCTATCCTTTCTTGCTCACCAACGCCGTGACGGATGCCGCAGGCAACCCGGTGCAGAACGGCCCAATCGGGTACACGAAGCCCCCATCTATTCCGCCCGCCTTGGCTGGGTTGATCCAGATACTTGGCGCAGACATGCAAGAGGTTCTTGGTGCCCAGCAAAGCGCCGAGGAAGTCGTCAGCAATGTCTCTGCAAAGGCTGTTGAGCTAATTCAAAACCGTTTGGACATGCAGACGTTCATCTACATGGACAACATGGCGAAGTCGATGCGCCGATGCGGTCAGATTTGGCTCTCGATGGCGCGTGAGTTGTATGACGAGAAGGGCCGAAAGATGCGCGTCGTCACTCAAGCTGGCGATGATTCGACCATTGAACTCAAGCGCCCCAATATCGACGATCAAGGCAATTCGATCACCGAATTCGATCTGCAATCTGGCGTGTATGACGTTTACGCCGATGTGGGCCCAAGCATGACAACCCGCCGCGATTCGACGGTGCGTAGTTTGTCCGGGATGCTCCAGTTTGTCGAAGACCCGTCAGACCGTACCGCAATTGCAGGTTCCATCGTAATGAATCTGGAAGGTGAGGGGCTGGAGGATCTCAAGGCGTATCAACGTCAGAAACTCTTGGCAATTGGTGCAGTTAAACCAAACGAGCAAGAGAAGGCGCAAATGCAGCAGGCTGCTCAGAATCAGCAGCCTGACGCGAATACTCAGTATCTCCAGGCTGCGGCAGAGAAGGAAATCGCCCAAGCCGAGAAGGATCGCGCGCAGACGGACAAATACCGTGCAGAAACTGCGCAGATCGCCACTCAGATCGATCAATCCAAGTTGGATATGGTCTTGCAGCTATTGCAGCAAATGCAAGCAGCACAACAACCGCAAATGCCTCAAGAAATTGCCACTGTAGCCGTTGACAATCAAATGTAATTAGTTGATAGAATATCCCTATGGCATCCACGGGCCATTAAACCGTGAGTTATGGGGATCACATGAATTTAGACACGGCAGACGTTCAGGAAGAATTGCAAACCGAAGTCGAAACTGAAGCTGAAACTGTTGAAGCGCCTGAAGTTGAGGCGACTGAAACGGTAGAGGCCGATGATTCTCCTGCGGTTGTCAGTTTGGATGAACAAGAGGACTCGCCACCTCAAGCGGAAGAAGCGCCCCAATGGGTTAAGGACGTACGCAAGAAATCAAAGGAAGACGCCAAGCGGATTCGTGAATTGGAGCAAAAACTCAAGGAGCTAGAAACTCCGGTTGATGCGCCAAAACTCGGAGAAAAGCCTCGGTTGTCTGATCCAGATATTGATTTTGACGAGGACGCATACGACGCCGCGTTGGCTAAGTGGCAGGCTCAAAAAGAGCTTATCGCAAAGGCTGAAGCGGAAAGGCATCGCGAACTCGAAGCGAAACAAGCGGCGATGAAGGCCAAACAGGAACGCTATATTCGGTCTCGTGCTGAATTGGAGATTCCTGATTATGAGGAATTGGAGGACGAGGTTAAATCCGTTCTGAATCCAGTTCAACAGGCTTTGATCGTGGAAGGCTGCAAAAAGCCTGCCGAGTTTGTCGCTACCCTTGCGAAAAGCCCAAAGACCTTGAAGGAACTTGCCGCCATTGTCGATCCCGCAGAGTTTGCATTTGAAGCGGGCAAACTGTATGGAAAGCTCGAAGCAATGAAGACTCAACCAAAGGCAAAACCAGCCCCTGAAACTCGCGTTCGTGCCGCAACTACCGGCGCAGCAGTAGATGGAAAGCTGGACAAACTGCGCGAAGAAGCTGAAAAGACCGGCGATTACTCCAAATTGCTGGCCCATAAAAAGCAGATGCGTGCGGGCAAGTAACTCACATTTGAAAGGCCCATATCATGGCTAACGCTTTTAGCAAAGAGGAAAAGGTTGCTTTTGAGAATGTTCTCGAAGGCTTCCAAGACAATTTGGTTCTGTCCAAGTTGGTCAACAAGTACAGCACTGACCAAACCACGATGGCTCGTACTAACGACACCATTTGGCGACCAATGCCGTACATCTCACAGTCGTTCAACGGCTTGGATCAAACTGGCAACTTCAAGGACTACACACAGTTGTCCGTGCCATCCACAATCGGCTTCCAAAAGTCTGTCCCGTTCATTCTGGACGCTCTGGAACTGCGTGATGCGCTGCAAGAAGGCCGTTTGGGTGATGCTGCCAAGCAAAAGCTGGCATCTGACGTCAACGTGGCCGTGAACAGCGTGGCAAGCTACTACGGCTCTTTGGTCGTTAAGCGCACTACCGCTGCCACTGGTTTCGATGACCTTGCCCAGTGCGATGCAATCATGAACGAGCGTGGCGTGCCAATGGGCGACCGTTATGCCGCGTACTCCACTCGCGACTACAACGGCATGGCCTCGAACTTGGCTGGCCGTCAAACCATGCAAGGCAACCCGCAGACCGCTTACGAGCGTGCTCGCGTGGCTTCCAACATTGCCGGTTTTGACGTGTACAAGATGGACTACACGCCATACTTGGCATTGGCTGCGGGCGGCGCTATCACGGTCAACGGTGCTAACCAGTACTACACACCCAAGGCTACAAGCACTGCGGGCACTGGCGAAACATCGAACGTGGACAACCGTTTCCAGAACCTGACCGTTTCGGCTACGGCCAACGTGAAGGCTGGAGACTGTTTCACCCTGGCTGGCGTGAACGCTGTTCACAACATCACCAAGGGCGACACTGGTCAATTGATGACCTTCCGCGTGATTTCCGTGGTCAACGGCACTACTCTCCAAATCGCTCCTCCAATCATCTCTGCTGGCGGCTCGACTGATGCGGAACTGGAGTACAAGAACGTGACTGCAGCCCCTGCCAACGGTGCTGCGATCACTTGGCTGAACACCGCCGCCGCTTACTTGAACCCCTTCTGGCACAAGTCTGCAATCGAGCTGCTGCCCGGTCGCATCGCTTTCCCAGACAATGCAGGCATGGACGTCATGCGCGGCACCACCGATCAGGGCTTGGAGCTGGTCATGGTGAAGCAAGGCGACATCCAAACCGGCAAGATTCGCTATCGTTTCGACACTCGTTTCGGTGTCGTGGCGTTGAATCCGCAGATGATGGGTGTTGAGTTGTTCAGCCAAGTCTGATGACTGACTGAATCGAGGGGCGGCTAGATGCTGCCCCTTTTTTTATGGGGAATCGTATGCGAATGCTCTACATTGCCGGATCGTCTCACCTTCTTCATGGTGTGATGGTCGATTATGTGATCGTGCCAGAGAGCGAAGTTCAGGCAAAATTGGAGGAAGGCTGGAAATTGACGCCACTCGAAACCGTGAAGCCCTCAGAGTCTCCCGTTGAAGAGCAAGAGGAAAAGGCATTAGAGAAGCGCAAACCAGGGCGACCCAAGAAGGTGGTGGATCATGGCAACCAAGCGTGAAATTGTTGAGTTGGCCTTTGAAGAACTCGGTATGGGGGTCTACAACTTCGACCCCAGTGCTGACGAGTATCAGGCCGCATTGCGTCGTTTGGATCGCCTAGCCGCCCAATGGGATGGGCTTGGCATTCGGGTTGGGTACTACCTGCCAACGACTCCAGCCGACAGCGACCTAGACCAGAATGCGGGCATTCCTGATACTGCCGTTATGGCGTTTGCGTCCAATCTTGCTATCAATATGGCTTCTACGATTGGCAAGACGGTGCAACCCGGCACATTCAAGACAGCGAAAGACGGATACAACACGCTTTTGATCGCTCGCGGCGCGCCTCCGCAAGTTCAGTATCAGTCGACCATGCCAATTGGTCAGGGCAACAAGCCGCTTGCATCAGATCGCCAGTACTTTGTGCCTGAAGACAGGCTAAGTACCGGCGATGATGTGTTTGAGTATTAGGATAAACATGAGCCTTTGCTTACATCTGCGCTGTGGCTTGCGTTTTCATGATGCCTCATACGAGAAAGAACACGTAAGCCCAGTTGTGTTGGTGAAGTTGGCTTCGGTCAGGGCGGTGCCAGGGAATCCTTGTGCGAGTTCGAATTTCGCGCTGCCGACTTTAACTGATCCGAATGTCTGTGCCGTGATTGAAGCCCCGCCAGTGTAGATGTTTACCAATCCGAGAGCCTGATTTCCAGAAGGTGCAACAGGTAGGCTGATGGCTGCAAAACCGGTAGATGACCCCTTTGCCGTCAGCACCAACTGCACCCAGCACGTCACAACCTTGCCGTTTTGCTGCCAGCGGCCCGACTGTGTTCCGTAAGTCATGCCAACAGAGTTGCCGGCAAATGACAGCTCAGGCGTGTATGTGCCACCACCGGCATTAACACAGTCGGAAACATAAGACCCAGTTGGCAGCGTGACCGCAGCCTCAAACGTGGACTGACTGAACTTGCTAGTGACCGATGAGATGCTGGCAGGGGTTGTATTAGCCTGCGATACATGGCCTCGAACAATCTCGGATGTACCCGCCAAACTGACGCCGAGCGTGTTGCCGTAGACAGAGTTGTCGAGGATGCTGGTGCGCGCAGATCCAGCATCTGTGCGGATACCAGTTACCATATACGAAATCCGGTTGTCCTCGATGAAGTTGCTATCGGACCCCGCGCCAACAATTACGCCGACCGTTCCGGAGTTATCAACCCCGTAAGAGTTCTGATAGATGATGTTGTTGTCGCGGATAGTGTTCCCGCTTGCACCGTTTGCCGAAGTCGCGCCATCCAAGAAAATGCCGTGCCCCAGCATCCCAACCGAATAGCGGCGAGAGAAGAACTTGCACCCCACAATCTGATTGTTGCCGGTTCCACCAAACGACGATACGCCGCTGATCCGAATGCCGTAGTCTTCCCATTCCTCGAAGTGGCAGCGTTCGATATACGCGCTGCTTCCACACTGAGCACCTGATGGGAAGTCGATGCCTACATTGTTGCCATCAGACCAGCAATCGATATATCGCGACCAGTCGCTTCGGTTTGAATAGCCTGCCACACCGTTGAAAAACGCATAGCAGTTGTAAAAGTAGTTGTGGAAGCTAGCAGCACCTTGGCCGATGCGGAAGCCATCGCCGGGGCATCGAGACACCCAAACGCGCCGGAAGATGTTGTCATTGCCAAGCTGAATCTCGATACCGTGGCCGGATGTGTTGGACCCCCCAATCCCACCCTTCGCACCTTCGACGATAAAGTTCTCAAAATGGCAACCCTGAATAGTTTGGCTTGACGGCGAATAGAACGTCGCTTGCGCACTGGTGAAGTTACGAAGAAATACCACACCGTAGGTTGACGGTGAACCGAGAGCGCCCTTTTGCTCACCGACTATCGAAACTCCAGGTTTTAGCAGGACGTAAGTGCTGAGCAAGTAGCGACCGACAGGGAAGAACACAGCCCCGCCCCCCTTGTTATATATGGCCGTAATTGCCTCATTGATGGCGGTAGCGTCATCAGTAACGCCATCACCAACCGCCCCAAAGTCAATGGCGCTAACAAACTCGCGCAACTTTGCCTGAACGGTAGTCGACGCTGCTCCTGCGCCAGATTGAATGAACCCAATACCAGATGACCCAGACGATAGCGCAAGCTCATCACGCAAACTAGCAGGATCTGATTCAACTGTGGCGCTATAGGAAACCTGTTGACCTCTGCTGTTTTCGACAAGCAAAGAGAATGATGCAGCATTGGAATAGATGGCCGCCGCAGCTCCATTCTTGACGATTCGCCCGCCAACAGTTTGTAGTGGTTGCGATGCTGGAATGTTCATTGCCGAATCGAGGTACACCGTAATTGGCGATGTCTTCGGATTCTGGTTGACTGTTCCGATATAGACTCGGCCACCATCCAATGGGGATCCGTCTGTTTCGGTGAAAAACTCAAAAGGATTGAGGCGAGGCAGCATTGTCTTTGCTCCGGTTGTCGTTAGATTGCGTTTGTCGGGCTGGTTGGATGGTGGATCGTACCCACTTTTCGCGTGCTGTAGGCGTCCGTACATCGGCCTTGATGTGTCGGGCAAACTCACGCAAAGCACGAGAGGCTGCAACACGCTTGATGGCGTCGTTGCTTGGCGCTGGTTTGGTTGCTGCCTCTTTCAGCAGTTGCTCGAATTCGCTCGAAGCAAACAACTTTCCTGCCGCTTGAATCGCGTCTTTCTTGCCTGATGCCAGAACTTGAGTCAGTGCGCTGGTTGCAACTGCGCCAACAGGGCCGCCACCTAAAGCACCGACGCCTGTAGCGGCTGCACGTGCTGTAGTGGAGGCCAGAACCTTCTCAATGATGCTTTCAGCGTTTAGCCCTTGCACAATGGCCTGATTGGCTTTGCCTGTTGTCAGAACATTGGCGCGTGCCTCATTGATTCGCTTTGACACCTTGTAAAGGTTCGTCAGCATCTCGTCAGAACCATCACCCAACTCACGCACAATGGTTGCATACACTGGTGAGTTGTTGCGCAAGCCTTGATACATCTTGGCGTATTCGTTGAACCCGAATCCGACTTGGCCTGCCCTGGTTGACTTGGCAACATCAGCAATAGCCGATGCAATGACTTGCTTACGAAGTTCAGGAGGAACAACCTTGATGAGTTTGGTCAGGCCTTTGTCGTCACCCTTTGCAGCCGATGTGATGGCGGTGCGCATGGTCGTGGCAATGGAGCCTTCACCCTCTTTGCCGAAAGCTGAAACGATGCGCTTTTCGAGTGCTTTGCGCTGTGCCGTCAGTCGGTTTGCACCTCGCAGTGCATCGCGCAGTTCTTGGCCTCCGATAGTCTCAACGGCATTGAGTTGATCGTCAGCCAATGCGCGATAGAGTCGAGTCAATGAGGCTGTGTCTAGATTGCCGTATGGGTTCTGCGTTACCTTGCCTTCCAGTGCCGCACCAATCAGAGACTTTTCGCGCAAAAGGCGACCATAGGTGACATCCTCGCCCATCATCTTCATCAGGTTCCGCTCAGTCTGGCTCAAGCCTTCCTCGCCAACTTCTGAAGCGATCTTGGTCAACTCCTCTTGCAGTGCTGGCATCTCAACGCGGGTAGCCTTTGGCACTTGCGCGTCAATATCGTCATAGATAGCCTTT